GTAGCCGTCGACATCAGTAGTGTGCCCAGATGGCTCACTACCGGGGCCTACGCCCTCGCCAGCTTTGGTCTTCCTACGAGCTGGTTGAGGAGCGTGGCTCCTTGGCTCGCGCCGAAGACCGAGATGCAAGACTTTGTGAAACTTCGAGACCACATATTGGTTGGCTCGTTGTATTGCAAGGTTTCTGCGTTGAGGACTCTTCTGGCTGCTGCTTCGCAGAGAAAACTGACAAACTCGACCTTCGCTTCTTTGAGACGGAGAGCCGAAACGCTTGGCGGCGAGTTCTCACTTCGGCCGGGAGAAGTGGTTCTCTTCGTTGTAAGTGTTGAGGCTGCTCGACAAGTCAGACAGCAAGCAGATTTCATGCCGACTCTCTTAGATTGTGCCGCTGCGAGAGAAGGCTATGGGATCGAGCTCGAGGAACCCCCCATTCCAGTACTACCCCAAACTCTACGTCTTACGAGTCTTTTCGTAGGTAGCGCGGCTCTTGGCCTTTTGGTCTTCATGAAGATTCGCGCTCGGACAAGCACCGGATCCGCTCTATCTCCAATACTGAGCGGGTTTGTTCCACTGGTGCTGCGCGCCAGCTTTGATTCACTTCTTAGCTTGGCTGCGCCTCTGGTCCTCCTTTCCCTTGATGTTGCTGAAGGGGTCTCAACCTTGCTGTGGCGCGGCCTTCGGGCTGCTGCCTGCGTGGTTGATTCCCATTTCGATGCCGTCGTTGCTGACCCAATCCTAGAGGAATTGTGCAAACGAATTCCCTATGGTGTTGGCCGCGCGGTGGCTTGGGCCCTCGGCATCTATGAAGGGGCGGCGCTTTTGGGCGCCGCGGTTGAACACCGTAGTCCGTCCATGGCCGTGTTGGCTGCATTGCGCGTCCCGCAGCACCTTATTGTGGGGCGGCTGCCTCTTCGTTGGGGTATTGCGCTGCACGTTGCCTGGAACTACCTTTCCGTGTCTTTCATAGACCCCGTTCTCTTCCCGAGCTTCGTGTCCGAAACTGGCATGAAGTCTGGGTGGGTTGCGGCTGTGGCGGCCTTGATTGGCTTTGCCGCAGTGGCAGCGTCCTGTTGGTGCAGGCCGCGCCGCCCTGCGTCCGATCTTTGGTTTGACGCTGTGGACGCTTCCCCATTTGAGACAGTCGCTTTCGACGGCCCTGTGACAGGTCGTTGGAGACTGAGGGAGGTTGAACCCGATGTCGCCTATCCACCTCTTGACGAGACTGCGAAGATCAAAGTCGTAGGCTTGTCAGACCCTCCTAACCAAGTTCCGAAGGGGGGTGCTTTGGTAGGCATCGGCTACAGCCGCTGGCCCGCTCATGTTGCTGCGTCCACCCAGTACAATCTGGAGACTGCGCTGAGGGTCAGGTTTTTGGCTGACACGCCCAAGCCCAAGAAGGGCTTCGTGAGACAGCACTGGCAGATTCTGCTGACCAATTTGCTCCCTTGGAGCCACGACGTTGATCCGGTACCTTTTGAGGAATGGATCTCGCGCTTTCCGCCTTCCAAGAGGCGAGAGTTTTTGCGCCTTGTGCATTCTGACTACGACGAGTTCGAGCAGTATGTTTACTCGGTGTTCACAAAGCGAGAGAAGATTTTCAAGAGGGAGGACTACGCCCCGCGTCTCATCTGCGGGGTTGACAATCGAGTGAAAGTCAATTGTGGCCCTTGGCAACAAGGTCTGTCAAGTGCTCTCAAAACCATTCTATGGGTGTTCCCCATCCAAGGCTTCGTGACCATCACTTATGGCGCCGGACTATTGCAGGCCCGGCTGACAGAGTGGTTGCATGAAGTGCTGTCAATCCGGGGCACTCACATCATTGCGGCCGGCGACGACGTGTTCATCGCCTGCAATCACGACACCGTTTCCTACTGGACAGTGGACGGCAGCAAGCACGACCTGCGCATGCAGGTTGAGGATCTCAGAAATGAGCTGCGTGTTGGCCTCCTGTTCGGAGCTCCTTGGAGCTGGATTCAATGGAAGGAGTCGGAGATTGCTGGGCGTCACTTGACGTCGCGCAAGGGAATCAAGGCTAGGGTCGAGGGTCGCCGCGCAACTGGCGGAATCGACACCACCCCTGCCAACACCCTGGCTGCACTGGTGCGCGCTTTTTCGGCGTGTGGAAGTGGTCAATGCCCCCCCCAGGATTTATCCGAGTTCCTGGCGGAAGAGTGGGGATACAAAAACTCGGCAAAGACCTCTCCCGACCTTAGTAAGGTGGACTTTTTGTCCGGCACCTGGTACCCGGTGCTAATTAAGGGGGAGGCGACTTCCGTGTGGGGGCCTCTTGTCGGCCGGGCGTTGGTGCGCCTGGGTTGGACCGCGAGTAGGCACCCAAGCCGGGCGCAACTTAGAGGAGTCATGATTGGCTACTCAGAGTTTTCGTGGCTCCCTGTTTTGGGGGCGTTCCTCTCGAAGACTCTCGACCTTTTGGGTGACGGGGGCGTGGCTTTGGACGAGTCCCGCCGTTGGGAGCATTCCGTGCTTCCGAATGTGGCTGGGGTTGAAGCCACTCCCGAAACTTGGGCGTTTGTTGCTGCTCGGTACGACATGGGGGTCGAAGACCTGCAGGCTGCTGTCTCTGAGATTGCTGCCGTCACCTCACTGCCTTGGCTGCTTGATAGCGCCGCGGTGGAGAGGATGGCTGTAGTAGACTTAGAGTAGTGGCCACCAAGGGAGGATAGTTTCGAGGGTTTGTATCGAAACTGCGTGGCAGCGGGAAGGGAGCGAGCCACGCCCCGGTTCACAATTAGTTATGGCTAGATCCAAAACGCAAAAGAAAACAAGGCAAGCTCGTCTCAAGGGAGCCCACAATCGCTGGACTGAGGAGGAGGACCCCCTCATGTCCGAGTTCGACCGCGAGCTCGACCGCCGCGCCCCTACGTCGTATCGACAGTGGGCGCGGTTGTGTTATGCGATGCACCCCGCGACAAAAGCTGAAGCCATCGTTCGGTACCTGCACCTGCTTGCAGACCCCTCCGGCGCGCCCCTCACCGGCGTGCCCTCCAAGTTCGCGTATTATGCGCAGTTCCTCCGCC